CATGACCGTGCAGGACTACGCTCTCCAGCCCTCCAAGGGCCAGCCGCAGTTTCTTTCCGACCCGTATTTCGGTTATTTCGAATACCAGCTCGGGTCGAGCAATCTTTTCTTCGAGATCTACGGATCTCAGGACACTTCTAAGTACGTTGTCATCGGATACCGGGAACCGATCCAGACCTTTGTCAACACCGCCGACAATCCGGAGTTCCCGGACGAGTGGGTGCGGCCGATCACGCTGGGGCTGTCCAAAGAGATTGCGCCGATGTTCAACATGCCCTGGACGCAAGAGCTTGAAACAATGCTCCAGGAATCCCTGGCCTTTGCCCGCCAGAAAGACGCCGAGACGACGACCCTCTACTTCCAGCCTGGAGTGGAGTAATGGCAACGCAGGCGCAGCCTACCGGGAGGGGGCGCAGCAAATCCCTGATGCTATTCGGGTCGTCTTATCAGTCCGGCAACTACAGCCAGACGATGACTTCCCAGCGCCGGGTGAATTGTTTCTATTCCCAGCGGCGGGACAAAGACAAGTCCGAACTGACCGTATTCGGCACGCCGGGCCTGTCGCTCTTTGCTGCCTGTTCCGGCAGCGGTGTGCGGGGGCTGTACACGTTCTCCAACGGCAGTGCCATGTACGCGGTATCCGCTAACGCCCTTTGTCAGATCAACATTGGCGGGTCTGTGACGGTGGTCGGCACCGTCAACAACAATACCACGCCGGTGGCGATGGTCGATAACGGCACGCAACTGCTGATTCTGGACGGCATCAACGGCTGGATCTACGTTCCGGCCACTAACACGCTTACCAAGATTGCCGATGCTAATTTTCCGCAAAACGCTACGTCGTGCATCTTCAACGACGGCTTTTTCCTTGTCAATGACCCGTCCGTTAACGGGCAGTTCCGGAAATCAGCGATCCTCGACGGCACAACTTGGTCGTCAACCGATATCGGCATTGCGCAATCCTCGCCTGACCCTCTGGTCAAGATTTCGCTCCTGCACGGGCTGGTAATATGCTTTGGCAGCACCTCTATAGAGTTCTGGCAGGATTTCGGGACGCTGGGTTTCCCCTACGGCCCGATCAAAGCGGCGACGCAGGATTTTGGGCTTGTGGCGCGCTCCAGTGCCGTCTACTTCGACAATTCCCTCGCTTTCCTCGGGCAGTCTCTGGACGGCATGCTGCACGTCATGCAGTTCGATGGGTTCACGCCTCGCACGATCAGCACGCCGGATATTGATGACATCATCGAGGATCTGGCGCTCTCCGGCACGGTCGCAGACGCTATCGGCCTCACCTACTCCTCGCGCGGTCACCTGTTCTACCAGCTTACTTTCCCCTCTGCCAATCGGACGCTCCTCTATGACGGTACGGTCAAGGAATGGTCCGAAGCGCAGTCCGGCGTGTCGGAGATCCCCCAGCGTCACCGGGCGCAGACTTCCGCCGTGTTTGCCAACAATACCTACATCGGCGACTCCACGACCGGGAATATCTACCTGCTCTCCGATGAAGTCTACACCGAGAACGGCGCGCCGATCCTGCGGCTGTTGCAGACAAAGCATATCTTCGACGAAGAAAACCTGATCGGCATTGACGAGGTGCGCCTTGACATGGAGACAGGAGTTGGCCTGCAAGCCGGGCAGGGCAGTAACCCGCAGATCATGATGCAGGTCAGCAAAGACGGTGGGCGGACCTTCGGCAATGAACGCTGGGCAAGCCTGGGAGCGGTCGGGCAATACCTCGGTCCTCGGGTGGTCTGGAGACGGCTGGGAGCGGGCCGGGATTTCGTCATCAAGTTCAAGATGACCGACCCGGTGCCGTTCACCATCAATAACGGGGCATTGATTGCCCGTGTCGGGCGTGGCTGATGGCAGCACAATCCAGCCAGATCGACCGCCCGCCGCTGCTGCAATTATCGGACAAGAACGGGGCGGCAAGCCAGCCTTACGCTTCCTGGTTGCAGCAGGCATTCACCATCCTATTCTCGCAGCAGCAGTCAGGAACGACCGCACAGCGCCCGACAACGGGGCTGTGGGTGGGGAGACGCTACTATGACACAACCCTCGGATATCCCGTCTACGTCAACAGCGTCAGCCCCACAGTCTGGCACAACTCGGCAGGTGCCGTCGTTTGAGCAGATCATGGTGGTGCAGGCAGAGCTGGCGAAGCTGCCGCAGGTCGAGATAGAGACCAATCACTACTTTGCCGGCGGCGTGTACTGCCGCACGACGCATATTCCAAAAGGGATGATGTTTACCGGCAAGATCCAGCGCCGGGACCATATTTTCTGCGTACTGAAAGGATCGGTCTATATCTGGACCGATAACGGCATGGTCACGCTTAACGCGGGTGATGTGATCGTGGCAAAAGCCGGTGCAAAACGCATCGGCTATGTGCTGGAGGATCTTATTTGCATGGCCTGTTACCAGACTGACAGCACCGACATTGACGAAATCGAACGGGAAGTAACTGTGCCGGAAACCTTGCGGCTATTTGACTCTAGTAACAAATTGATACAGATTGAGGATAAGACATGGTCTGGGCGGCAACCGTCACAGCAGTAGTCGGCGCGGGCGCGGCGGCCTACAGCGCGAGTCAGCAAAGCGCTGCCGCCAATACCGCCGTACAAGGCCAGCAGAATGCCGCCCTGACCGTTGCCGGACAGGCAAACCAGGGCGCGGCGCAGCAACTCCCCTATACGCAGATCGGCGGCGCTGCGGCGAACGAACTGGGGTTCCTCGAAGGACTCCCCGGATACAATACCCCTACTGGCGGTAATGTAGGGACCGCCAATCAGATCGCCCAGATGATTACCTCCGATTTCCCGAATTTCGGGCCGTCGGGGTCTGCCGGCAACCCGCAAGGGCTGATCGGGCAATTCCTGAGTACTGTGCCGGGGTATTTGTCCAGCGGCCGGGATCAGGCGGGCACGGCGTTCTCGCCCGGCACGCTCCAGCAGTTCCAGCAGATCATGAACGCCATCAACTCTGCCGGCCTCAACCCGAATGCCCCTCAGACCGCCCAGAACGCTCCACAGGCCGCGCAAGCCGCCGGACTGCCTCCGGGTATGGCCCAGCCTGCTGCGGGCGGCATAGCCCCTGTAGGAGGCGGCGGGAACCAGGCTCCGGGGACGGGGCAGTTGACCGCCAATGGCGTTATCCCGCCTGGCACGATCAACTCCGTAGGGGGCGCTGGCGGGCCTCCTGGAGCGCCCCTGCCGGGTCAGGCGGCGACCCCTGCCGCAATGCCCGCTGGTGGCGCTGCGACGCCTGCTGGGGGCTATGGAAGCCTTTTTGCGGCCTTTAATCCACAAAATCTGCAAAATACGCCCGGATATCAGTTCCAGCTCGGACAAGGCATCGAAGCGCTCACCAACCAAGACGCTGCTGCTGGCACCTACATGGGCGCGAACACCGCCAAAGACCTGATTAACTACGCCGAGGGGCTGGCCGGGACTACTTACAATACTGCCTTCGCGCAGGACATGTCGCAAAAACAGAATATTTATAACATGTTGTCCGGCAACACCGTCCTGGGTCAGGGGGCGACGCAGAGCGTCGTAGGTAACAATTCCAATGCTGCCCAGAACATCGCCGGTACGCAGATCAACGCCGCCAATACCCTCGCCAATGCCGGATTGTCGCAGTCCGGACAGTTGACCAATAACCTGACGCAATTGGCCGGGCTGGGAACGCTGGCGACGTTTTTCAATAAAACGCCTACGACCACTCCGACCACTCCGGTCGATCCTAACGTATTTATGGGTTAACGGGCGGCAAAGGCTAGCAGTAAGTCGGCTTCTCTCCCCGCAACTAGCCTGCGCCGCCCACCTCTTTCTGTAGAAAAGGTGCATCAATGGCACTTCCCGGAGGACTCGGCCCCGAGTCGTTCAAGCTGGCGGACTATGACTTCGCCAGTTCGTTTGGCAAAGGCTTCAAGCTGGGCGAGATGATCCAGCAGAAGCAGGAAATGGATCAGACCAAGCAGATCCTCGGGCAGAGCAATCTGACGACCCCGGAGGGAATGCTGGACGCCGCTAAGCGGGTATCGACCGTAAACCCGGATGCCGGCATGAAGTTGATGGGCGAGGCGAAGCAGTTTGAGCAGGTGAACGACATGCGCGAATGGCGCAAAGCGCAGGCTGCTAACCAGCTAAAGAACGAACAGCTTGCCGAGGAAAGGTACAACGCTGGTCGGATGGACAAAGCGCTGGAAATCACTTCCGGCGAAGGGGCAAGCCTTGTCAGCGATTTCGAGGAACGGGTTAGCAAGTATAAAAAGGCTGGCGACCCGGACCCCATTGGCAAGGCAAAGGCAGAGATTCAGCCGTTCTGGTCTGATTTCGTCAACGGCCTGACTGCCGCCAAAGATGAGCGCGGCAAGCCGCTATTCACTCCAGAGCAACTGAAACAGTACCCGACCGAGTTCAGCCCGGAAAAGGCCAGATCGCTTGCCAGCGGCGCGGAGCGCGGCCGGAAGATTCTGCAAGAGGAACGCAAGCGCCGGGAGACGGTCGCGGCAGAAGAAGCCAAAGAAGCCGCCAAGAAGGAAGAAGATGCCCTCAAAGCGCGCGACCTTGAGCGCAAAGAAAAGCGCGACAGGGACGCGACAGAAGCTACCCAGCGCCGGTTGGATCAGAATGACCGCAAGATCGCCCAAGCCGAAGCCCGCGCCAAAGGCGACTTTGCCGGCATGGACCCGGAGACTCAGACTTTCCTTGCTGATGCGTACCTGGACGGCGATCATTCGGTAGCGCAAGGGCTGGGGCGTTCCGGGGCGAACAAAGTGGCATTCCTGAACGCGATGACAAAGCGGGCGCAGGAACGCGGCATGACCCCTGAGATGGTCAATGTCCGCAAGGCTGAGTTCATGGGATCTCAGGCTGCGCAAAGAACGCTTGGGACCAGAGAGGCGAATCTTGGCGTGGCAGCGGCGGAACTGGATCGGTTTATCCCGATTGCGGATGACGCCATGAAGAAAGTCCCGCGCACCGGATTTGTGCCGCTGAACAAGCTGATTCAACTTGGCGAGAATCAATGGAGTCCGCAGCAGGCCGCGCTGGTCGCCGCCAATCGGGCGGTCGTCAACGCTTTTGCTCAGGTGGCAAGCCGTGGCGTGCCGACCGTGCATAGCACCGAGGAGGCGGAAAAGATGCTTAACACCGCCGCCACTCCGGACCAGTACCACCAAACCCTTTTGATGCTGCGACGCGAGGCTCGGCAAGCGCTGGAAGCCCCTGCCGATGTCCGTAAAGTCATGCGCGATGAGAGAACGGGCGGCGCGGCCCGTCCGGCGGAGACTTCCGGCGGACTGCCGAACGTTAAAGGAAATCTAGACGGAGCGGACCCCCTTGGAATTCGCTGAAGTACGCCAGAAGTTCCCGCAATATGGGGACATGACGGACGATCAACTGGCAACGGCGCTGCACAAGAAGTTTTACGCCGATGTGCCGTTCGATCAGTTCTCGACCAAGATCGGTTATAAACAGAAGCCCGCCAAGATCGGCGAGGAAGGCTTCAGCGACGCCTTCAAAGAGGTGCTTGCCGGAACGGGTCTGTTTCCCAAGATGCTCGCCTCGGCCGGCATGAACACCATTAACCGGCTTGCGGAGGGCGCAAAGCAACTGACCGGGCAGGGCGGATCGCTGGACAGCAAACAGCAGATCCAGGCTAACCGCGCGCTGGCCGAAGAATCCCCTGTCGGGGCGATTGCCGGGAATGTGGCGCTCGGAGCGCTCCTGCCTGGCGGCGGGTCGATTGGAGGGGGTATTGCCACAGGCGCGGCGTCCGGGGCGGTAGAGCCTACGCTACCCGGAGAATCCCGCCTCAAGAACATCGGCGAGGGCGCTGCATTCGGCGGGGCAGGCGCTGCTGCCGCCAAGGGGTTACAGAACGTTGCCGGGAATGCTGTTGGCAAGGGATTGCAAGGCGACAAAAAGGCGTTGCAGGATGCTGGCGTTGTTTTGACTCCGGGTCAGCGATTTGGCGGCGCTGCGGCGAGAATGGAAGAAGCCGCGCAACGCCTGCCGGTAGTCGGATCTGTGATCGCTTCCGGGAAGCAGGCATCCCTGGAGAGTTTCAACCAAGCGACGATCAACAAAGCGCTTGCGCCGCTTGGCGTGACTCTGCCGAAGAATACGCCGGCAGGACATGCTGCCGTGCAGCGGGCCGGTCAGATCGTAGATGCCAAATACGAACAGATTGTCCGACGCACTAAAGGCGTCTGGGACGGGCAACTTGACACCGAACTGAATAACGTTGTCAACATGGCCCATGCCGGACTGCCGCCCGCCACCGCCAAGGAAATAGAGCTGGCGGTCAACGATGCGCGAAGCAAATTCACTCAAGCGGGGCTGGCGAGCGGACGAACCGTGCAGGACATCCGGTCAGAGCTTGGCGGCATGGCATCCCGTCTGATGGGAAGCGAAGTGCCTTCCAGCCGGAAACTCGGGCAAGCGCTGAAAGAGATTCAATCGTCGTTTGACAAGATGCTGGATCGAGTCAATCCTGGGCAGGCTGCTGACATGGCTGCTGCGCGCAGGGCTTATGGCGCATTGCAGACTATCGAAACGGCAGCATCCCGACTGGGGGCGAAAGAGGGCGTATTCACCCCGGCACAATACCGCAGCGCGGTCAAGTCTCAGGACCGAACGCTTCGAGACAAAGCGTTTGCCAGAGGGCAGGCCAGAGGGCAGAGGTTTGCCGAACAGGCCGAAGCCGTCATGGGGCCAAAGATCGCGGGAGCGTCGCCAACGGCAGAGTATGGGGCGAACCTACTGATGCTTGCCAATCCAGTGACGCTTGCCAAAACGGCAGCGGCATCCGTTCCGGCGGCGATGCTTTACTCCGAACCGGCCCTGCGGGCGCAGGCGGCAATCAGCAAGGCACGCCCCGCCATCGGCCGTGCCATCAAAGACTCAAAGGCCCTTACTTCTGCCTCGCGCGGATCTATTCCATTTCTCCTTGAGGAAATCAACGGGGCGAAATAGAAGGATTCTGGCGAACCTTGATTTTCTGGAGCGTCGTTCCAGAAATGCAAGCAACCGTACCGACAGGTACGGGCCAATTATCATCCCGATAATCTGGAACAGAAAACCGTGCGTTGCGATGAAGCTACTCATTATTGACCAGGATGACGTAGGGCTGGCGCTGGCTTTTCGGGCGGTGCAGCACGGGCACCAGGTCAAGCTGTTCCACGACCCGAAACACCGCGATCACAAGACCGGGCATGGCTTCAAAGGTATCGAGCACGTCGATAACTTCGTAGCGCATGCCGCATGGGCCGATGTGATCTTCCCGGTATCCAACGGTAAATACATGGAGCGTCTTGCTGCCATGAAAAAGCAGGGCGCGCCGGTATTCGGCCCCTCTGTGGAATCAACTGACCTCGAGGTGCGCCGCGCCGTCGGCATGCGGTTCCTGGAAGAGCACGGCATTGACGTACCCCCTTACAAGACATTCGCCAATCTCAAGGAAGCAGAGCGCCACGTTTGGCGGACCGAAGAACGATACGTTTTCAAGACTCTTGGGGACAACGAGGACAAATCGCTCTCCTATTGTTCCAAGTCCCCAGCGGACATGATATCGAGACTCCAGCGCTGGCAGAAGCTCGGGATGAACCCAAAGGGGCCGGTAATGCTTCAGGAGTTCATCGAAGGGATTGAATTTGGGGTTTCGGCGTGGTTTGGAAAGGACGGCCGGATAGGCTGCTGGAACGAGTGCTTTGAGCATAAGCCACTAATGCCCTCCGGGACCGGGCCGAACACCGGAGAGATGGGAACCGTCATGCAGTATGTGGCCGAGTCCCAGCTTGGAAAGATAGTGTTCGATCCCATTCACGACGACCTTGTAAAACTCGGGCACCTCGGTGATGTCGATCTGAACTGCATTATTGATAAAAAGGGTAAACCCTGGCCCCTGGAGTTCACCAGCCGGCCCGGTTGGCCTGCCTTCAACATCATGCTGGCAGAGCACAAGGGTGATCCCGTCGCCTGGATGGTGGATGCTCTGCAAGGCAAGGACTCTATGGATTGCTCTCTGGATGTGGCAATCGGGATTGTTGTTGCTCATCCTGACTTCCCGTATGACAAGCGTCCTCCTGAGGAGACAGGAGGTATTCCCGTATACGGCTTAGACAAGGGCAATCTGCGCTACGTCCAGCCCCAAGGCGTAAGGATCGAAAGTAGGCCAGACATGGAAGGGGACAAAGTTGTCGAGAAAGATGGCTGGGTAACCTCCGGAACGTATGTAGCGGTGGTGACCGGCCTCGGATCTTCGGTGCGGCAGGCATCGGAACGCGCCTACAAGGTAGTCAAAGAGATCCAGGTTGCCAACAAAATCTACAGAGATGATATCGGGGAAGGGCTGAAAAAGCAACTTCCCGAACTGCATAAACACGGTTTTGCCACTCAGATGAGATACGAATGAGCGTTGTCCTCTCGCCCGTCGGCATCGGGGTTACATTTCTTACCGCCGCTGGTCTGCCGCTCTCTGGCGGCAAGATCTATACCTACGCTGCCGGCACTACCACCCCTCAGGCGACCTACACCACCAACTCCGGCGGCACCCCGAACGCCAACCCGATCATTCTTGACTCGACCGGGAAGCTGACGAACGAAATCTGGCTGACCTCCGGGGTGGCTTACAAATTCGTTGTTCAAGACTCCTCGGGGAACGTCCAGCAGACCCTTGACAATTTGTCGGGGATTAACGACTTCTCCAGCCTGCCGACTACTACGCAGGAATGGACTTCTTCCGGGACGACGCCGACTTACGTCAGTGGCAATACGTTTACTACCCCAGGCAATACCACCACCACTTTCCTGCCTGGCCGGCGATGCCAGTTCACGGTCACCGCCGGCACGGTGTACGGCACGGTTGCGGCAAGCACATTCACCTCCAGCACGTCCATCACAATGACGATGGACTCGACGAGCGTACTGGATTCCGGTTTGTCGGCGGTCAATGTCGGCATTATTGCGAGCAGCAGTCACCCCAGCTTGCCTAATTTCCTGATTAATTCTGCCGGGCAGACAGTGCAATACCTGGCTGGCGGCTCTCCGGGATCTAACAATTATCTGTATGCTGCCGGGGGCGCAAACGGAACGGCAGCGGTATCCCTGACTGCCGCTGGCAATGACTCGAATATCTCGATCCAGTTGATCCCCAAGGGGGCATCCGGCTATGTAACCGCCGTCACGCCGCCAGTGGGAGATAGCAGCACCAAAGTAGCCACGACCGCTTTTGTCCAGACGGCCCGCACGCCGACACGGCAAGTGCTTCTCAGCGGGTCAAGCGCCACCTATACCACGCCGCCCGGCGCGACCCGGTTGTGGGTTCGCATGGTCGGAGGCGGCGGGGGAGGGGGCGGTTGTGGCACCTCTGGAGGTTCCGGCGGTTCGGCTGGCGGAAATACGATCTTTGGAACGGTCACCGCCGGGGGCGGGGGCGGGGGTGGAAATGCAGTAGGTTTCAATACTTTGAATGCTCCGGGATCTGGTGGAGTTCTGGTAGGAGGGTCGCCTAGTGTCGGCATCCCTGGCGCTCCAGGCACAAGCGGCGGCGCGTACGGCAACGCGCCGGGAGGCAATGGCGGGTGCTCTCCGTTTGGCGGCAATGGCAGCAGTTCGTATGTCGGTTCCGCAGGGGTCGCTGCCGCGACTAACAGCGGCTCGGGAGGGTCTGGCGCGACCGGCACCGGTGGCGAATGGTCCGGGTCAGGCGGCGGCGCTGGATATTATGCAGAACAGGTCATCAGCACGCCTGCCGGTACCTACACCTATACGGTCGGATCTTTTGGGGGAGGAGGATCGGCCGGCGCTAGTGGATACGCAGGCGGGGCAGGCGCGGCGGGAATCATCATTGTCGATGAGTATTACACCTGATATGGACTCCGACCTGATCCAGCGAGTCGCCGTGCTTGAATCCCGCGTTGATGCCTCCGAACGGGCGCATTCCGAAACGAACGAGAAACTTGACGAAATCATACGGGAATTGTCCCGCTACAAAGGAATGATCGGCGGGGCGCTGTTCCTGATATCGGCGCTGGTCGGGGCGGCAGAACTCCTGAAAGGCTGGATCGGGGAGCACTGGCGTGGATAAAGACCGCCTCTACGCCTCTATCCGCCGATCCGAGGGGAACCCGACATTTCCGAACGGTAACAGCAAGCTGTATAAAGATACAGTCGGCAAGTGGACCATCGGGGTCGGATTCAACCTGGACGACGTAGGGTTATACCCGGAAGAAGTGGCTTTCATCCTCGACAATCGGTGCATGAAAATCATCCGCGAGCTGGATGATTATTTGTCCTGGTGGCGGGGCCTGGACGATGTGCGCCAGAACGTGCTGGCCGAAATGGCCTTCAATATGGGCCTACAGCGCGTTCTGGGCTTTCACGACATGCTGGCCTACCTGAAGGCCGGCTACTATAACAGAGCGGCGCAGGCGGGCTCTGACAGCCTTTGGGCGAAGGAAGTGGGCGACCGCGCCGCCCGACTCATGCTGATGATGGCGGACGGACAATGGCACTAGATCCGATCAGTTCCGGTATTGACCTCGTTAATACTATTGTAAGCCGTATATGGCCCGACAAGACCGAAGAAGAAAAGGCCAAGCTGGCACAGGCTTTACAATTAGCGCAGATGGCGGCATCGGCCGTCTCCGACCAGGTAGCGGTCAACAAAGCGGAAGCCGCATCCGGCTCCGTATTTGTCGCCGGCTGGCGTCCGTTCCTCGGCTGGGTCTGCGGCGGGGCGTTCGCCTATATGCTGCTGGCGCGGCCTATCCTGCCCTGGATTGTCACCGTTTTCGGCTCCCACCCCGTTCCGCCCCTTCCAGCAGTGGATCTGACTGATGTTATAATGATCCTCGGTGGAATGCTTGGGATCGGAACGATGCGTACCGTCGAGAAGATCAACGGCGTTGCTGCCGGCCCGCATTGAGGGATCATGCGCCCGAAGCGCTCCAAGTTTCTCGGCTTGGACTACAAGATTGAGTATGTCCCCGATCTGGTGGTAGACGGGGACGAACTCAACGGCCTCTGCAAGCATGTAGAGGAAACGATCCTCATTGCTGAAAACCTCTCTCACCACACCGAGAGAGAAACAATCCTCCACGAAATCCTGCACCAGATCATCGGCAAAGGCGGGTTCCCCCTGCCCGCCAAGTGGGAGGAAGGGCTGGTCACCTTTCTCGCCGGAGCGCTCATTGCCCATCTCAAGGACAATCGAGCGCTCTGGCGATTTCTTCTGGAGAAAGACCCTGGCAAGCAAACCGATACACCGCCTCCGGGTCCGTGACGGCACCGTCATCGTATTCGGAGACGCCCACTACTGGCCGGGTCGTCCCTCGACCGCCCACCGCGCCCTCGTCCACTTCTGCAAGACCCTGAAGCCCGTCGCCGTCATCAATAACGGCGATTCGCTGGACGGACCCTCGGTCAGTCGCCACCAGAGGGCGGGCTGGGAGAAAGTCCCGGATCTGGCATCCGAATATCGTACCCTGAGAGAGAGACTCGATGAGATACGCAGTGCTTATCCGCAAGCGCAGCACATCTGGAACCTGGGAAACCACGACGCCCGTCCAGAGACGCTTATCGCAAATGCTCTCCCTCAGTTTCGAGGGGTTCACGGGGTACATCTTAAGGATCATTTTCCTGATTGGGCTCCTGCCTGGCGCACTGATATTAATGCTTCTTCTGCTGGGTGGACGGTTGTCCGCCATCGTGACCGGGGAGGAGAGAACGCCGGCACCGCGAACGCGAAAGCAGGCCAAGTCCACATCGTAACCGGACATGACCACGTTGCGGAAGTCACCTACTGGCGCGGATACCGGGGAGTCGTCTATTCATGCCGACATGGCATGCTTGCGGACAATTCACTTCATCCTGCGTTCCTCAACTACCTGGAAGCTCGCGCCCCTCGCTGGGTATCGGGATTTGCCGTCCTCACTTATCGAAACGGAATACTATTACGGCCCGAGCTGGTAGAGAAATTCGACTCGGGCCGCGTGCAGTTCCGGGGAGAACTGGTCAGGGTTTAGGACCGTGAGCGTAGACCGCCCACTCGTCCCCGTCATCGCCGTGAGTGACGTTGAATACCGCCTTCCTCGGACCCGTATACCGCTCGTCAATCTGCTGCGCGGTCGGAACTTTCCTCGACTCCTCCACCGTCCAATCGCCGCATTCTGCATAGCCGGCGATATCCACCCAGCTATCCCTCTTCTCCGGCCTGTTCACCAGCCGGGACATCTTCACGGCGATCATGCACAGGGCGACCTGATGCGGGTCAACGTGACAGCCTAGAATCACCTCCCACATCTTCGCGGTACGGGCAAAGTCCGTCCACGGCGGGCCGTAGTCCTGCCCTCGGTCACCGTGCACCAGTGACTTTGCTTCGTCCAATATATTCCGGTCGCGCATAAAGTCTCTCCATACATACGTTGACGTAATGCTGCCAGTATCTCTGGGCAGAATCAGAATACAAAGTCTGTTTCTTCCTGTCCCTGGCGATCCCTGCCAGCCGGCATAACTCCCGGTCGCGCTCCAGCAGCATATATCCGCTGACCATCAGAGCCTCCGGTAGTTGTCGGCAAGAATATCAAGGCTGAGGATCTGCACCGGGATACCGGCATGCCTGGCGATCTCGATCTCCCGCGTCACGCCCCGGCTCTCCCGCCAGCCTTCCAGCGGCAGGACGCGAAGCTCGTTGCACCTGAGCAGCACCGGGATATCCTGCAACATCCAGAACTCGAAATCGTACCGCGCATTGTCCGGCAGATAGTCGGCAATGTTGTGGGTATGCGCAATCGGCGAGAACACAACATGCCCTTCGCGCATCAGACGCGCCGCCGCTTTGCAGGACGCGACGAAACGCTCCCGGACAACCTCCGGGTCATGATGCGAGTACGGCGAAGCAAGGTACAGGATTCCCATCATCCCTCCGTAAAACGTCGAAACATCGCCTCTACTTCGGCGAGGAACTTGACGGCTTCTTTCTCGATAGCGTGGATTTCTTCCGGCCTCGGCTCCCAGCGACAGACGAAAAGCTGGTGCTTTTCTTCTTTGATGCGGGGGTCGAAAGCGACGAAATCAGCCCACTTCCTGCCCGTGCAGGCGAGCTGGCAGAGGATTTGCGGACGGTATTCGGCAGGAACAACTCCATCGAGACTGTATTGGAGGAACCGAGGAGTTCCAGGGCACTTGATCTCGAGCACCCCGTCATCCCCGAGCGTACCGTCCGGAGTAGCAGCGAACCATTCAATACTCGGATGATGGTATAGGGAGGCCGGACCAGCCACCACACCATATCGCTTCTCATAGGCCGCTTTGGCTCCTGCTTCATTGTCCAGCCCCCATTGCATTTCCTTCGTCACAAAGTGATCGACGGCGTAGTCCGCCACCCGTTCCGCAACCAGTTGCATCATCAAGGCGGTACGCTTGGCGGAAGGCTTGCCGTCTTTGTTGAACGACAAAGCATCCGCCATCCGGGAGGCGGTCAACTTTCCCCGCCGCTCAGGAAGCCACTGCGGCGAATCCTGGGCGATCACCGGGTTATGGTCGGGGTGGTAGAGTTTCATGGATTCTTGCCCGTAAAGAATTTTGCGCTCGGCCCGCAACTTCCAAATGATTCCCGCAGAATGCTACACCACTGAACCGCTGCCCCTGTCACAGGGCTGGAAAGAGAAGGATGGCGACAAAAATGATATGAACCGTCCGCCCTCATTTTTGCGTAGGAAGATTCTTCTTTCAAATTTTCAGGAGACAAATCGACACAATAAGTGCAGTCAACGCAAAACTTTCTTTTGGGATTAATAGATAGAAACAGAGAAATCATCTATCAGCCTCATTACGGATGCGAAAGAAAAGGTAGAGTTTCATTTATACACGTCCCCGTTCTCAACCATCTTCTGCCACTCGTATGGTGTCACCACCCGGCGGTAAAACTCCATCTTGGCCGCCTCCAGCGCCCCAAGAATCTCGTTCAGCACTTCGTAGCACATCACTTTCCGGTCCAGGTACTCCACACACAGCGCCGTCAGGCAGTAATTCAATTCGCCCGGATTCGCCGGTTGCAGGTTCCGTGAGGACAGGAAACTCTCCCTCAGATCCTTCCTGATGTACGGCATTCGATTCCCCCTTGCTGGGCTGACCCCGGCGGCGGATCGCCGGGGTATCGCCTCGTTCCAACTGATACTCCCGCCAGTATTGCGGATAACTGCGGCCGTGCTTGATCTGGATGATCGTCTGCCGGGATAATCCGTTCTCCTCAGCGATCTTCCACATCGGCCGCTCGTCCGCCAGAATGGCGTAGACCTTGGCTTTCGACAGTGCTCCGATCAGCGGCATAGCGACCTCAGAACGGGATGTCGTCGTCAAGCTTGTCTGCCGGCGGCGTGCCCTGCAACTGCTGGTACTCCGGGGATTCCATAATCATCTTCTGGAATCCCGCCGACAGGGCGTTGAACACGTTCTGGTCGAACTCGTCCGGCTCCGTCGAGAAATAGACCGACGGATTGACCTGCGGCGGAACGGTCATGCCTTTGGGGACGGAGGAAACGCCCTCCACCCGCCGCTTTCCGCCTTCCTTCTGCACGACCGTCACCATACACGCCTTGCCGAGGATCGCCTTCAGGTCGAATCCCTTCAGTTCCTCCGGCGTGAACGACTTGGCGCGCCACTTCTCCAAGTCATGCCGCAGGGTCGCCTTCTCGGACAGGCTCGCCGTGTAGAACTTGCTCACCACGAACGGCTTGCCGGCCGCCTCGCCCTTCGGGATCAGCTCGTCAGGCAGTTCCCATGCGATCACCACTTCCCGGCGACTGCGCTTCTCGCCGTTGTATTCGCTCTCCCGCGTTCCCAGGTCGATAATCTTCACGCACCGTGCCAGATGCGTCCCTTCCGGCGGTTCCGCGAACGCCCCGCCCCCGTCACTCGATTTGACTAGCATTCCACCTTGCTCCTATCAATTCCGGTCAGATAAAGCAGCGCCGACTGCTGCGCCGATGTGCAGAGTGCCCATACCCTCTTGAGGGCCGCGACACTCAATTCCTCACATTCCCGCATCATGATCTGTCGCTGATACGCTTCGATTTTCGAGTCCCGCGACCAATCTTCGTCCGTTCCTGGGTAGTCCCCAAAATCCATATCTTCTCCCGTTTCAAGTATTGTACAGCTTCCGCCCAGCGCCGGATCATCTCCGGGGAATACCCCTGGCGGCGCATTTTCAGCATGATTCGCCATTCGCTCATACCAGTGCCGTGCGGTCAGCATCCCACACTCCCTGCGCCATCGGGAGCGCGACCGGGCTGAAATTACCCATTCCGTTCCCCTCGACGTATCCGCCCAGGATGGCATTGCCCTGTACGGACAGGAAATTAAACCCGTACCCGGCATTCTGCTCTGCCGAACAGCCGATAAACGTATTCCCGTTCCCGTAGGAAATCAGAAACCCGTTGCTTGAGCAAAATTGCGCATAGCACTGAGTAAAAAGGTTAGCGTTCGCCCGGTTCCCCGCCGTCGGCCCGTCCAAGCTGGTCAGGACAAATCCGAACTGGCAGCGGCTCGCGCCGACATTGTGAAATGTATTGTAGTAGACCCCTCCCAAAGCGGCATTGCCTAGCAGCATGACTCCGGTCCCTGCATTGGTAATCAGGATGTCGGAGAATTGGCTGCGGCGCAGGTTTCCGGGACAGTAAATCCCGACCGATGCCGGGTCACTGCATCGGATTGTGACTCCGGTAACGCGCACCGGGGAGTCGTCCGACCCGGACACCTGGATTGCCGCGCCGGGGCCGTTCCAGATCAGTTCCGTCATGCCGCTTCCGGACCCTGTGAGGCTCGCAGGACCCGCGAGCACCATGGGGCTGGTGAGGACATAGGAACCTGCCCCGAACGCCACCACGTTGGGCTGAAGCGGCACAGGCGGGGCGGATGGACCTGGCGTGGCAACCTGGGCAGCCCCCGCGCCGCAGCCGGCCAGCGCCGCGCCGGTCAGTGTCGAACAGAAGTCGCGACGGTTCATATCAGCCTTGCAGGACAATTGCGGAAAGGATCGCGGACAGATACTTTGTGCTCATTGCTACGACTCCTGAATAAACGGCTCTTTGCTGAAATCCATCCGATGGGCAGCTTTGCCGATTTTCGTGACGTGTTGCCACAGCATCTTCAGAAACTTTTGCGTGGAGTATTCCATTTTAGACGCCGGCCTGATGACATACCCGCAGCAATATTCCCAGTCCAGATCGGTGACGATCAAAAAGCAATACCCGTAATGCTCAATGTCGGGGTGAATCTGGACAACATCGCCCCTGTAAATATCGTTCATTGACAGCAGGCTCATTCCTTCGGCTCCTCGTAAGCGTTCACCGCCGCGACGATGAAGGCGGCTAGATCGTCGTCATTCGGCTCGGGATTAGGGTCGGAATCACGGTACTGACCATAGAACTCCATTGACACGGAATTACCGTTTCTGTCCACCACCACCCCTGATCGAATCACTGTCCACGGCTTCGGGTGCAGCTTGAGAATGTCGGTCATTTCTTGTCCTCTGCCCGCATCGCCTCGTCGATCAGTTTCCGGATGCTGTCTATCTGCGCTCTCTTGCAGACCACCGCAAATGTGACCGTGGCCTCGCAGCGGCCATCAGGAAGCGGCTCGCCGAGAACACACCAGTCCCGCCTTGCCAACCACCGGAACCGCTTGGCATCTTCCAAAAGGCGCTCTCCATTCAGCCATCCGCCGCTCATCTCCATTCCTTCCACGTTGGGTTGTAACTGCGCTTTGTTAACCGGACTGGTTTAGCAGGGTCTACGGGAACCCATGTCCACACATCTTTTTCAGTATGTTGAGATTTTATAAAACGGTTAGGCGTCCCTATGCGTATCTTCGGATCGCTTTGTAAGCGTTTCATTCCTCCCCCTCCGCTCTGCGGTCCCAGGCGGACCAAGCCTCATCAATCCATGAAAATCCGGTAACGGGCTCGGGGATTAAAACGGCCGGCCCTTGCGCTTTGCAAATCTCACAAAACACATACCCAGTTCGTTTGAATCCGTAAAACGACGGTCCTGGTATCACGTTTTGGTGAGCCGTTTTGCACCACGGGCACGGCTTGTGTTCGCTCACCAGTACCATTTCCACCTCCGTTTTTCGGCGAGTTTTACTTCCCGCGCCACGTCGCTGCTTATCCACGGGCGGCGACGGCCGATGAAAACCATGCTGACCTCGACCCAGGGGTGTTTGTGCCGGTCGAACAGACGCGGGTGAACGAGCAATCGTGGGCTGTTCCGTAGGCGCATTACTCCTCCTCGTTCTCTTCATCAAACATCGAGTCAAAACAGCGCTCGCAGGTCTGGCTGATCTTGATTTCCCGCTTTCCCTCTACCGTCCATATGTTCGCATCGGGGTCATCGCGCGGGCCGAATCGGAACGGCTGATTACACGCAATGCATATTTGATCTGGCGTAGGCGGACCTCTCCGGGGTTTGTTCCGCAGGCGCATCACTCCCCCTCCCGCGCGGGGGCG